GTGCAGGAACTGAAAAAGCAAAAACCAATAGCTGAAATTGATGCAGAACATGAAAAAAATAATGCTGTTATTCATCTTAAAAAAGAAAAAATTGCTTATTCTGGGATAATACCTCATCCAAATATTGTTGAAGGCTATGAGAAACTTTGCCAAGGAGCAACAGATAGAATTTTAAGGATGACAGAAGAAGAATTAGTGCATAAAAGAGAATTAGAAAAGAAAGAAGAAGATAGTATAATAGAATGTAGAAAATTAGCTATAAAAGGAGAGATATGGACTAATATATTAGCAACAATATTTGCATATATATTATTATTTTCTACAATAATTGGAGCTATTTATTTGTTATCAACAGGAAAGAAAGTAGAAGGATTAACTGCTCTTTTGGGAGTAGTTGTAACTTGTATCAGTAGTGCTTTTTGGAAGAGATATATCAATTCCAAAAATAAAGAAAATGAAAATAAATAAATTTTTTAAAAGGAGAGAATAAATCTCTCCTTTTTTATTGTAATAATTTTATTGTTTCTTCCAGGTCCTCTAATTCTTTATGGGTATATACAGATTTTGTTAGATTTATATCTGTATGCCCAATCATAGTTGTTAGAGCAACATCATTAGCTCCAACCTTATTCATCATACTTGCAAAAGTATGACGGGTATCATGGGGAGTGTGTGGGGTTCCTAACTCCTCCATTAATTTTACTAAGTTGTTTCTAAAAGTACAATATGTAGCTTTCTTACCTTTCCAGGTGTAAAGAAATTGTTTACCTTCTGCTAAGAAACTATCTATAAGAGGTTTTATCCTATTATGGATAGGAACGGGTCTTATCCCTGCTTCTGTCTTAGCTTCTTTTATAAAAATGAAATTATTAACTATATCGGACCTGGTTAAATTTAGCAACTCACTTATCCTCATACCTGTGTAAATCATAATACATAGAGCCTTCGCTATCCTATTATCCAATGTAAAAAGATTATCTATTTCTTGCTTTTTAAAAGGAATAACTTCTTTAACTTTTATTTTTTTCTTTAATTTAATCAAGTTAGCATAATTCCTATCTACTATTTCATATCGCATACCATACTGGTACATTAGCGATAGAACAGCTTTTACTCCTTCTTGCCTTTGTTTTGTTTCTATGCTATCAAAAAATTCTTGGAGCTCTAAGGTTTTAAGTTCTGAGAAAATTCTATCTTTTATTTTAGATATATAAGCATTATAAGAAGATTTGTAATGTTCTATTGTTATTTCCTTAACTGTTTCTTTATGTTCAATAAGCCATTTATCATAGACTTGTTTGACAGTTAATTTTTTAAGAAAAAATCCATCTTTTTGTTTAGCATATTCTAATAAAGCTATGTCTGCTTCAGATTGCTTTTTAAAGTATCCAATAACTTTTCTAATTGGGTTTCCATCTTCATTAAATCCAATATTTATAATAGCTTTATAAGGATTTTTTAACTTTCTATCTTTAACTTTGTATACAGTCCCAAAACCATTAGCTCTTCTTCCCATTAAAAAAATCACACTCCTTTCAATTTGCATAACAAAATTGAGTGTGATATAATCTAAACTGATAAGATGTAGAAGAGCATCACACTCTATAAACCTTTCATCTGTTGGTAGCAGTTGGGAGGTTTTTTATTTGTTAATCATTCACATTATTCAGTATTGATGGACAATAAAACAATTTATTTTTTTATCATTAGAACTTTTTAGAAAATTCAAATCCACTAATTTCTTTAGCAGGGTTTGAATAGTTGTTTTATGTATTTTTTTAAATATAGTTCTATTTACATTTATAAACCTGTATTTTTTAAAATACAGTTCTATTTATATCAGAATCTTAAAACCCTGCTAGGTGTTGGTAGCAACTAAGGGGCTTTTTTTGTTATATTTTAAAATTTAGTAACAGGAATTAATCTAATCTTGCGAGTTATTCTTTCTCTTATTTCATCGACTATAATATCTACTAATTGTTCAATATTCCTTTCGCCTACTAATTTATATAATAATCTTTCTTCTACTAATTGTTCAAGTGCTTTATCTGTGATAATATGTTCTTTTTCAAACTTATCAAAAATTTGTTCTGTTTTTTGATTAGCAGCATCTAAATCTTCTTGTTCCTTATTTCCATTAGCATATTCTTTCCAAATTTTGTTTAGCTCTTTTTTATATGTTTGAGAAGCTCCTAATCTAATTGTTAATAAAGTATGGTCTATATCTATACCGCTATTTATTAATGAATTAGCATAATTAGAAGTAGCAACAATAAAAGCAACTCTTAAATACTGTAAATTATCCATAGCTTTGAAATATTTATCTCTTACTTTTTGTGTTTTAGCTTGTCTTGCTTCCGCAAATAATTCTTCACAGATTATTAGAGATTCTTCTATAATACCATCAGCCATTTCCTGTAAAATTTCATAAACTTCTTCTTTTGAATCCGCACCAGCAATATTAAGTATTATATTTTCCTTAATTAGATTTTTCATGTAATTACGACTACCAGGCTCACCTCTACCTCCTGCCCAAAGCCTTGTAGAATATGCAGTAGGACCTTTATTAACATCATAATCTTTTAATCTAAGTTTTAAATTTAATGCAACCCAACTCAATAAACAACTTCTTTTTTGAGCTGGTGTTAAATCTTGAATAGTAATTTTTGAAATTAAATTATTCAGATTCATTTATATCTTCCTCCTCAATCATTATATAGTCATCATTTAAAATATCATTTAACTGATTTTTTAAAAGTTCTAAATATTTTAAAGTAGTTTTTATAGGTCTTTTTAATCTTGTAGATATTTTTTTAAAATCTGGATTTTCTTCTAAGGTATTTATATTTATAGATGTTTTAGAAATTTCTTGGTTTAAATTTATCAAACTTCTTTTAAAAGAAGCGATAGCAGTAAATGGATTATTTTCTTCTCTTAACATTTCATAAGTCTCTAAAATCTCTTTCTCAAATTCACTAATTTCTTTTTTAGAAAGAAGAGAATTGATAGAAACTTTTAAATTTTCTGGAATAGTTTTAATTCCTTTTTCATATAAAGAAATTTGGCTTTGACTAGTTTTTAAAATTTTAGCAAAATCTTTTTGAGTTAGATTCAATTTTTTCCTAATTTTTTTTAAATTATTTTCCATCTTCTCTCCTTTCAAAATATTTTAAAATATTCTATATCTATATTTTGTATTATATAACAATATTAAAATAAAGTCTAAAATATTTTAAAATATTTTATATTTATTTGCTTCAATCTAAAATGAATAATGTAAATAGTTTTTTCTTCATAAAATCTCTCCTTTTTTTAAAATTTAACATACATAATATCCTTTTGTAATAGCTTCATCTCTCTTTTTAATTTAATAATCCATTAATTTTTTTTATATATAAATTCTTAGCAGTAGTTTCAACTGAAATTTTAAATAATTTAACTAATTCATTTTTTTCATTTGCAACATAATATCTCCAATGATTATAAAAATGATTAGAACAATACTCAGAAACTTCTTTACTCATATCAAAATAATATTTAAAAAGTTCAACTAAAGATAAATCTATTTCAGCTGTTTTTAAATATAATTGTAAAGCTATAGGTAAAGGAGAACTACAATGTCTAGCAAAACAATTTGCTTCCTTTTCTTTTATTTCATCATATTTTTTCCCATCACAAAATATATACGTATATTCTTCTTTTAAATGTTCTAAAAAATAATGCCCTAATTCATGAAAAATAGTCCATCTAATCATATATATTGGATCTTGCTCATTATAACAAAGGATATATTTCTTTTTTCCTTTCTTTTTTAAGAAACCTTTATCACTCTCAAACTGACTTTTAATTTCTTCTATAGATATATTAGGTTGTTTTTTTGGAGTTCCTTAGCAAATTCTGTATAAGTTTTTAATTCTATATTCTTTATCTTTTTTACTATCTTAAAAGGATCTATTGGTAAAATACCATCGCTATATTTTAATAGAACTTCATAGGCTTTTTTTTGTGCATAGTTATATTGAATGCGTGAGTTTCTTCTAATCAATTTAATCACCTTGATTTAATTAATCTTCTTCTTCATCTTCGACATTTTCATCAAAGTAACTATCAATTAGAGCCTCAACTATTTTTCTTTTAGTTTCATCAAGTTTATTGTACTTATCAAAAACTTTTCTATCTCTTGCTGCAGTTTTTACTTCTTCCTTTGAATTTTCTTCCCAGTCATATTTTAAACCAGCTTGATATCTGTTTTTAATGTCACTTCTACCCATAAGGTAATCCATATCAACATTAAAATAATCACATATTTCTTCCAACAATTCATAACTTGGTTTTCTTCTACCTTGTTCATACATCCCTATTGCACTAGGAGATATATTTAATTCTTCTGCTAATTGGCTTTGTGTTATATTTTTTTCATTTCTTAAACTCACAATTCTATCTTTGATTTCAGCCATATAAATCACCTCTTTACATTATTATATACAATACGTGTAAAAAGTCAAGAATATTTTTACACAAAAGGTGTTGACAAAATTTTTAAGTTATGATACACTTGATGTGTAGAAAAAACAACTTATTTTTTTTTGGAAATTAACTACACTTAAAGTTGTGTTAGGGGGTGATTTTTAATGACAATTGGAGAAAAATTAAAAAAATTAAGGGGGGAGAAAAAAACAAAAGATGTTGCAAAAGATATAGGAATAACTATTTCAGCTCTATCTAATTATGAAAATGACTATAGAATACCAAGAGATGAAACTAAAAGAAAAATAGCAAAGTATTATAAAAAATCTGTTGAAGAAATTTTTTTTGGAAATTAACTACACTTAAAGTTTAGAAAAAGAAAGAGAGAGTGATTTATGAGAAGAATTTTAATTTTAATATTTTTTACTTTATTGATGGGAACATTATCCTATTTAGCAGGAAGAGAAAAAGGATTTAATCGAACTTTTCTATTGGTTCTGGTAATCCTAGCTTATGGCATATATATCTATATTCTGCCATAAGTGATTGATAAATTTTAAGGTAAGTTCTATTCAATAAATCAAAATGAGATTCGTAAATTTCATCAGATGTTATAAATACTGCATTAGGGTTTTCAGAAATTTCTACTGTAATCCGATTAATCATATAAGCATGAAATTCTATAAATAATGATTTGATTTCTTTTGAAAGATATTTAATATTTTTACTAAGAATTTTATCCATATTATAAAAAGTTTCAAAGTAATAAGATATATCTCCACAATCTACTTTTAGTATAACAAATTTTTCTCTGGTAATAATATTTGTTGTATGTGATATGTAAATGGGAATATATAAATTATCAAGTTTTTCATTCATTAATTGAATATTGTATTCTAACTGTTTTTTCTTCCTGTCATTTTTTAGAGTTTTAGAATACATAAAATATGAAAATATTAATGGTGCAGATATTTCTAACAATCTAAGATAATCCATAATTTAAGCCTCCCAATAAAAAATAATTTATAAAATTATATCTTTTTATTAGGAGAAAATCAAGAAACAAAAAGATAAAGGAGTGATTGAATGGAAAGACATTCGTTTGAAATACAAAGAAAAGATGGAAAACCTATAAAAATTCTTATGGATGAAAAAGAATTAAATGGAGTTATAGAAGTAGAAATATCTAGTATTAATAGTGGAGAAAGAGCAAAAGACTCCATAACAATAACTTTTATTGATATAGAGTCTTTAAAAATAACTAATTTGTAGAAGAAAGCCATTTTAGTATTAGTGAGCCAGCAGATGATAAGTAAGAAGGGTAAATGAAATTCTTTATAAAAAGTATAGTTATACCTTAAGGAGATAAAGATAAAAGAAGATTATATAACTTACATTAGTAAAGAGTTTTAGAAGAAAATAGGAGGAATAAAAATGAAAGCGTTAGAAAAATTAAATGAAAAGCAATTATTAAAGATGGCAACAGAAAAAGTTTGGAAAGAAAACAAGGATAAAATTAATGAAAAATATCAAAACTTATTAAAAATTACATTAAAAAAAGTTTTGTTAAAAGAAAATGTTAGCTTCACTTATACATATAGGGCAAATGAATGCCAAAAATATGGAACAATGAGTGATGAAAGTTTTAAAAAATTTGAAAGTATATTAAAAGCATTAAATTACACAGTTGTTTATAACCATTATGATGGTAAATTCACAAAAGAAGTGGATGAAGTTTTTGGATGGAATAAAGATTATTATCGTAGCAATATAGAATTATTCAATTATATATTTAATACAAATTTCAACACAGAACTTTATACAGATAATTTAATTTATAGACAAGACATAAGGGCTAGAGAAAAAGGAATAAGTTTTATTTTATCTGAAAAAGCTCGTAACTTCTTAAAAAATGCAGGATATTCAATTTATAAAGCTTGGTTTAATTGTGGAAATGGTTTCAAATTACCAAAATTTATACTTTTTTAAGGAGGAGAAATGCTTCACTGGAAAATTTATATAAAGTATTGGAGAGATAAAGAGTTACAAGACTTAACAGTTATAGAGGCAGTTAAAAAAATTTTAGAAATGGAGGCTAGAAATGATAGATAAAAATGAATTATTAGAAATATTTAAAAGAAGATTAGAAGTCACTCAAGAAACAATAGAAGATGAAAAAAAACAAGGTAGATACCCTAGTTTTCTAATAGGAAGAGCAGATGGTATCAAAGATTGTATAAGCGTTTTGGAATGGGAGGTTTGGGATAAATATGAAAAATAAAAAATTTAAAAAAGCAACATTTTTTAACTATTTAAAATTTAAGATTAAATGGATATTTAAGATTTTATGGTTATGCCTTAACTATCCATTTGATAAATTATTAGAATGGATGTAAGGAGGAAAAAATGGAAAAGAATAGCTATACAGTTGAAGAAGCGGCAAAACTAAAAAGCCGTACTCGACAATTTATAAGAAAACAGATAAAAGATGGGAAAATTCCTGGATGTACAGCAATTAAGACTGGTCCTAAAAACTGGTCTTATGATATTCCTAAGCTAGCATTTGATAACCATTTAAGAGGTGCAAATGCCATAGATATAGAAGCCATAAAAGAAGCAGTAAAAGTCGCTTTTAAAGAAGTTATAGAAGAAATGGCAAAAGAATTAGCAGAAAGGAGGTTAGCACAATGAATAATGGAGTGAGAGGGTTAGTAGCTTTAGCGATGTTACTAACAGCTAAAAAATTAAAAGATAAAAAAGAAGAAGAAAATAAAAAAACATCTAATAGCACCGACCAAAGTTTATTAGATGTTTAGGTTAAAAGTAAGTAGTTAATCTACTTGCTTGAATTATATATTAAAAAATTAAGAAATTCAAGGAGAAAATTATGACAGTTAAAGAATTAAGAGAAGAAGCAAAAAGTTTAGGGTTAGTAGGATATTCTAAATTAAAAAAAGAAGAATTAATAGAGTTTATAGCAACTGCTAAAGCAGAGGTTATAGAAATGTCAAAGGAAGAATTTAAAGCCTCTCTATCAAGCCGTGGGGAAGTATACGGCTACGATAATGAAGAAGACTGGCATAAGTTAAGAGAAAAAAGAATTGGGGGATCTGATATAGGAGCAATTTTAGGAGTTAATAAATACAAAAGTATTATTGATGTCTATATAGACAAAACAGAAGGAAGTTCATTTGAAGGAAATGAATCAACTTATTGGGGACATATACATGAATCTACTATTATGAAAGAGTTTGGAAAAAGACATAAAGAATTTATTGTGTATCAAGCCCCTTATTCTGTTATAGATGATTTTCTTATAGCTAATTTAGATGGTGCATTAAAAGATAAGGAAACAGGAGACTATGGAGTCTTAGAAATTAAAACAACAAATGCTTATAACTACAAAGATTGGGATGGAGATGTAGTCCCACAATATTATTATGCACAAGTGCAACACTATCTAATGCTAACTGGATATAAATTTGCATATATAGCAGTTTTAATTGGTGGAAACCATTACAAAGATTTTAAAATAGAAAGAAATGAGGAAGATATAGAACTTATTAGAAATAAAGCTACTGAGTTCTACAATGAAAATATTTTGAAATTAATACCACCAATGCCAGATGGAAGTGATGCTTATATGAAACACTTAAAGAAAAAGGCGATGGAGATAGAAAATGATGAAGTTGTGGAGTTTGATTATTTAGAAGAAAAAGCTGCAAAAGTTAAAGAATTAGGTAAACAAATTAATTCTTTAAAAAAAGAACAGGATCTATTGAAAGAAGAAATAATGTTAGAACTTATAAATAATGGTACTCAAAAAGGAGTTGCGGGGAAACATAAATTTAATATTCAGAGCAAAAAAGGTCCTGATTTTGAGGCTATGACAAGAGAAAGTTTAGAAATTATGGAAAAATATCAAGAATTAGCAAGTAGACATCAAAAAGTATCAAAATTTTTAATGGTTAGATAATAAAGGAGAGTAGATAAAATGGGAACAACAACAGCCAAAAATAGTTTAACAGCGAATAATGGAACAACAACAGTAGCAGAAAAAAAGCAAAAAACAATATTTGATGTAATACAAGCAGGAGCAAAACAATTTGCAACAGCATTACCAAAACATATAAATTCAGATAGATTTGTAAGAATAGCAATAACAACTATAAGACAAAATCCAAAGTTAGCTCAATGTAATCAAGAAAGCTTGCTAGGGGCATTAATGGTATCTGCTCAACTTGGATTAGAACCAGGAGTGCTTGGACAATGTTATTTAATCCCTTATGGAAGAGAATGCCAATTCCAAATTGGGTATAAAGGAATGATAGAACTATTAAGAAGAAGTGGGCAATTAAAAGATATATATGCTTATTCCGTGTATGAAAATGATGAATTTGAAATGACTTATGGTTTAGATAGAGATTTAAAACATAAGCCAAACTTACAAAATAAAGGAAACTTTATAGGTTGCTACTGTGTAGCAGTTTTAAAAGATGATGCAAGAGCTTTTGAATATATGACAAAAGAAGAAATAGAAGCACATGGTAAGAAATTTTCTAAGACTTATGTAAATGGACCTTGGAAAAGTGATTTTGAGGCTATGGCACATAAGACAGTAGTTAAGAAAATGCTTAAATGGTTGCCAGTTTCTGTAGAATTTTTAGAAATGGCAAATAAGGATGAAAAATCATTTAAGGTTGCTGATGAAAAAACTGGTGAGACAGAAGAAATTATAGTTTTAGAAGATGGAATGGTTGTTAATGGAGAAACTGGTGAAATCATAGAAGAACCAAAAGACAATGGCAAAGATATGGATAAGGTTGTAGAGGGTTTATTTCCAGGAAACAATTAGGAGGCAGTTATGACTGGATTTGTAGTTAAAGTTGAAAATATAAATGGAATTTTAGTAACAACAAGTAATAGAGTAGCAGAAGAATTAGGAGTTAGACATGATCATCTTTTAGATAAAATAGATGATTATGTTTCTAAATTTAACTCACCCAAACTTTCGGGTCAGTTCTATATCCCTAGTAATTACAAGGATAGAAGTGGTAAAACTAACAGAAATTATCTAATAACTAAAAAAGGAGTAGCCCAGTTAGTTGGGGGCTACTCTGCAGCTGTTGAGAAAGCATTTGAATTAAATGTAAATTATATAAATGAATTTGAAAGAATGGAAAATTATATAAAAGGTAATTTTCAATTGCCAACAACTTTTGCAGAAGCTTTAAGATTGGCAGCAGACCAACAAGAACAATTAGAAAATTTAAAACTTGAAAACAAAGAAAAAGATAAACAAATAACAGAACTAAAACCTGCTAAAGAATATGTAGATAGAATTTTATCTACTGAGGATACAATGACAATAACTCAAATAGCAGCAGATTATGGTTTATCTGGACTTAGATTAAATCAAATATTACATCAAGAAAGGTTTATTAGAAATGTTGGAGGACAATGGCTTTTATATATAGAACATATGAATAAAGGTTATACAAAGTCTGAAACAATAATAATTAAAAGAAAAGATGGAACAGAAAAAGTTGTACCTGCAACTAAATGGACTCAAAAAGGACGGTTAAAAATTCACCAAATTTTAACAAAACTTGATATCTTAGCAAATATAGATAAAGAAAAGAAAAATTCTTAAAAAGGTGGTGGAAGGTGGGGAATTTGGAAGAAAAAGAACCTTATTTCCAAGTTCCTAAAAGCCTTTTTAGGAGTTGGAGAGAAGGAAAGATAAATAGCACAGCATTTTCTATATATATGTTAATGCTGGATAGATATAAAGTTTCTAAAAAAAACAAATGGAAAGATGAAGAAGGGAATTTTTATATTATTTATTCTTATGAAGAACTTTTAGAGAATTTATGTATAAAAAATAAAAATATACTTGCAGATGCTTTAAAAGAACTTGAAAAATTAAATTTATTAAAAAAAAGAAAAAGATATAGAAATTCAACTATATTTTATCTAAAAAGTGAAAGTAACCAAAACGTTACTTCGACTAAAAATGAAAGTAACGTAAACGATACTTTGACTCAGAGTGAAAGTAACCAAAACGTTACTACTAGAAGTAACCAAAACGTTACTTTCATTCTTGAAAAAAATACCCAAAAAGATATTGGGAATAAAGAAGAAATTGAGAGTGAAAATACTCCTAGTAAGAATAAATATAATAAGAATAACATAAACAATAGTAAGAATAACAACGTTATAGGTCCTGCTCTAAAAAATGAAATTCATTTATTACTAAGAGGCAGGGATATAAAAGCTAATCAAATAACAAAAATCTGCATTGACATTCAACGGATTAAAGAAGTTATTGAGTATGCTGATAGCAAGGAATTGGGAAATGGCTTCATTATAAAAGCTCTAAAAGAAAATTGGAGACTAGGTCTTGACATTCAAGCTAGTTCAGAAAAATCAGGTCTTGACATTCAAGCTGATAAAAATAATTTGTTAGGTCTTGACATTCAAGCTAACACTAAAAGCTCTGAAATTCAGAGAGAAAAAGATTACAGTATGAGCATAGATGAAGCTTTGAAAAGGAGCAGAAATAAGAGATGATAAGGGCTATAAGTGAGATAGCTTCTGTTTCTAATATAAAAAAACTGGAAATTCCAGATGAAGAAATAATAACAAATGAGCATTCAAAAATACTTGGAAGATGTGAAATTTGCAAGGAAGTTATTAGATATAAAACTAATAAATATGAATTTATGAGAGATTGCAAGTGTATGAGAAAATACAGAGTTGAAGCTAAGCTCAATAAATTCAAAAGTTTATCAATAACTGACAGAAATTTTAAGAGTGATATTTTTATGAATGCAAAAATTGATAAAAATGGAGCAGAAGCTGAATTATACAGAAAAATTAAGAACTATGTAAAAGGCTTTGATGAAGTTTTAAAGCTAAATGATGGATTGTTGTTTAAAGGAAATTGTGGTACTGGGAAGACTTTCTTAGCTAATTGTATCTGTAATTTCTTAATTGACAAAGGTTATGCAGTTTTAAGTTTTAAACTTGCTGATTATCTAAGAGTTCTAAGAGAAGATTTTGAAAAGAAAACAGGTCTTGAAGGTAAGTTATTAGAAGCTATAAAAGAAGCTGATATGCTATTTATAGATGATTTAGGTAGTGAGAAACTATCTGAGGATTGGGGAAAAGAGAAACTTTGCACTTTAATAGATACTAGATATAGTGCAAGAAAGCCTATTCTAATAACTACAAATCTTACAGCAACAGAAATGGTGGACTTTCTAAGATATAAAAATACAGATAAAATCTTAGACAGAATTAATCAAATGACAAAAACCTTTGATTTTACTTGGGAAACTAAAAGAAAACCCAACAAAAAAAGTTTTTGGGAAGATTAAAAATTAAAATAATCGTTTAGAGTGTGTTTTTAAGAGTTTTAAAATTAAAAACGATAAATTATACCATTGATGTATTAAAAAACATTTTTTTGACTATATGGTAAATCCTAAATTGATTTTAAAACTTATTCATAACCACAAAAATGAATTATAAAAAAATTAAGGAGAAAAATATGATTTTTATAAGTGGGAATACCCCAAGTTCTAAAAACAGTAAGCAGTTTGTGACTTTAAATAGTGGAAAAACAACACTTTTGAACTCTAAGACAACACAAAATTATATCAAAAATTCAAAAGCAGATTGGTTGCTGAATAAAAATAAATTTTTATCAATGGTTAAAAATAAATCAAAACCTTATAAAATTGAGCTATTTTTTATCAGAGACAGCAAAAGAAAATTTGATTACATTAATGCTGCACAAATAATTTTTGATTTGATGCAAGAATATGGATATATAGAAAATGATGATAGCACTAATGTAATTCCAGTTTTTAAAGGTTTTGAAGTGGATAAGGCTAGAGCAGGAGTTAAGATTGAAGTTCTGTAAACTAAGGAATTACGACTATTTATATTTTGGAAACAGTCGGAAAATACAAAGGTTGAACATCTTCCCGACGTCAGCAATATGTTCAACATTAGGAGGAATTATGGATACAAGAGATGTCAATGTAGCAATCAAAGCTTTAAAAGACGGTAAGAGAGTTGGGAAAAATGGAATGCCACATCTGTATTGTGTTTTAGGAGATGATGGAAGCATTTACTTATATAAGAAAGAAAGAAAAAATAAATGGAGCAAAAAAATGCTATTCAATTCTTTAAAAGATTATGAATTAGCCTATAAAAAAGGACATTTGTTTAATATTTGGGAGGAGGAAAAATGATAAAAGCTAAACCTCGCAAAAAGAATGAGGTAAAAATCAATGAAAAACAAGAAATTAAGATAACAAGGCAACCTAATCAAGAGCAATTAGACCAATCTAAGTTGGCTTACACACTTCTTAATATAGGTCTTATATGCCAAAATCATAAAGACATCTGGGATAATGAGATAAAAAACAATGATGGCTTTATAAGATTTGATAAATTAATGATGATTAGCAAAGCAAAATCAATAGCAAACAGGATATTTAATGCTAATTTTCAGGCAGATGAAGAAGAGGACAATGTTAAGGATAACTTTTTTTATAATAATGTCTTAGTAAGACAAGTTAATAAAAGCATTGCAGGAGTTGGAAGAAAACCACTAACAACGATTGATGATAAGATACAAAGGTTGCCTAATGGATTTATTGGTACTCTTAGTTCTTGGGCTAGAATGGTAAAGGACTTAGTGAGTTTGAAAAGTACAGTTAAGAGTTTAGGAATAGAAAAGGAAATTAAAAAATTAATTGATACATCTGATAAGTATTTTACTTGGGTGTATGAAGATATAACTTTTAATGATGCTTTATAGGAGGATAAAATGAATATTAAAAAATTAGAAAATGGAAATTATGAAATAACAAGAGAATATTTGGAACAGTTAGTAAAATCAGACTTTAAATTAAATAGTTTAATTAATTGTGGAATAGATAATTGGGAATATTATGATGATTTTTTAGAAGAATATAATCCTAATGATGTACAAGAGTACATAAACTCAATAGAATAATGGAGGAAAAATGGAAAAAGAAAAAGTTTTGAAGATAGAGTATCAAGAAGTATTTGATAAAATTGCAGTTAGAATTAAAAAATTAAATGATGATTTTTTTGCAGATGGTTTATTAAAAGAAGATGTTGAAAAATATAAATGTCAGTTTTTAGAAAATCCAACAGATTTAGAACAACGTATAATATGGATATATGATGATATTTTTCTTTCAGATAACGATATCAATTGTTACTGTGAAGAAAAAATAAAACAAATAAAAGAATTTGTTGATTATGTGAATGAAGAATATGGGATCCCTAAGAGATGGAGAGCAGAAAAAAATGATGAATATTTTTTTATAAATAATTATGGAATTATTTTAAATCTTGAAGAAACTTATTCAAATGAGGATAATTACAATTATGAACTTGGAAATTATTTTAAAACAGATGAAGAAGCTAGAAAAGTTGTAAATAGCAAAGAATGGAAAGAGTTCTGGGCTAAGGTAAGAGAAAGAGAGATTGGAAATGATTAAACATATTGTTAGCTTTTCAGGTGGAAAAGACAGTACAGCAATGCTTTTAATGATGTTAGAAAAAGAAATGCAGATAGATGATATTGTGTTTATGGATACTGGTGTAGAGTTTCCAGAAATGTATGAGCACATTGAAAAAGTTGAAACTTATATAAATAGAAATGTTACAGTGTTAAAAGCAGAAAAAAGTTTTGAATATATGTTATTAGAATATGAAAAGAAAAAAGGAAAAAATAAAGGGCAAAAGGGGTATTCGTTCCCAGATTTTAGAAATCGTTGGTGCACAAATTATTTTAAACAGAGAGTGATTAAAAAATATTTAAAAGATAAGTATAAAGATTTTGAAATACTGGAATATCACGGAATTGCTGTAGATGAGCCAAAAAGATTAGAAAAAAATAAAAACAAAAATATAAAATATCCTCTTGCGGAATGGGGTATAACAGAAAAAGAAGCACTAGAATATTGTTACAGTAAAGGTTTTAATTGGAGTGGTTTATATGAAAAATTCCATAGGGTTTCTTGCTGGTGTTGCCCTTTAAAATCTTTAAAAGAATTAAAAGTACTATATAAAGAATATCCAGAATATTTTAAAAAATTGGAAGAATGGGAAGAAAATACATATAGAAAATTCAGGGCTGATTATAGTATTAAAGAATTAAGGGCTAGATTTACTAGAGAGATTGGAGGAGAAAATGAAAACAGAGATTGAAATAAGAAATAAATTAAAGGAATATGAAGAAAATATTGAATTTTTAGAAACTTCTTTAAAAGACAAGAAAACAATAGAAGAACTAAAAAGAGAATCAATTATTTTAAAATGGGTTTTAGGAGAGGTTAAGAAAATATAAATAATTTAGATTGGAGAATATAAAAATGTGGGTATGTAAAAAATGTGGTGAAAAAATTCAAGGGTACTATACAGGTCTTGTCGATATAGATAAAAATGGTTGTGCAATAGATGGCACACAAGAGGAAGAGGAACTTATAAAATATATTTGTGGTTGTGGAGAAGAAATAAAATTTGGAGATATAAAAAAGTTAGAAAAAGTAGCTGATTGGGAGGAAGAAGATGAGAGAGATTAAATTTAAAAAACCTGAAACTTTTGAGGATATATTAAATCTTCAAAAGCATTTAGATGAAAACTTGAATAATGTTAGACCTAGAACAATTAGAGATATTAAATTATCTTTAATAGCAGAAGTAATAGAGTTCAACGAAGAAACACCTGAAAACCATAAGACTTGGAAAACCAAGCCTTACGACAAAGAAAAAGAATTAGAAGAATTTACTGATATTTGGTTTTTTCTAGCACAAATGGTTAATTTTAAATTAGAAATATCTGATAGTTTTGTTGAAATAAAAAATGAAATTACAAAATTATTTGACGATAGAACAAATTTAAAATTAATTTATCAGCCTAATATAGAAAATTTAATTATGAGTGCTCTTTATGGAAGTGATTTTCAAATACTCCAAAATTTGATAATTATTTCAGCTAATAAGGGCTACACAAAAGATGATATATTAAACTGCTACTGGAAAAAATGGCAGAAAAATATGCAAAGGATAGGAAAGGAGTGGAATTAATATGAGTTTAGAAAAAATAGTTAAAGATTTAGAAGAAAAGGGATATGTAGTAAAAACTATATTCCCAATACTACCAAACGGTTTTGAATTTAATGATAATTTTGAAAATTTAATTAATGATGATGGATTTTGGCTAGGGGATATAGCATACCCAGAAAAGCAAGAACCAATAAAATTCGGAGAGGATATTGAAGATTTTGAGTTCACAACAGAAGATTTTAACAGTATAAAATGGAGGGGCTATAATTGGTTAGTTGTTATCGATAGAAAAACAGGAGAATATTCTGGCACTTCATATTTACAGGCATATAAAGATATATTGAATTTAAAAGTGGAGGGGTAAAATTGGCAACAAAAGATATAAAAGAACTTCAGAAAACAATTGAAAAATTAGATAATGGAGTTTATGAGATATGTATTAAAAATGGGAAAATAACAAAAATAAATAAAGAGAAAAATCTAACTCCATATCAAAAAACCGAGTATTTTTTAAGTAATTATCCTGGTTTAAAAAATAGAAAAGAATACTTAAAAAAGAGTTTAGATAATATAGAATTAAAAAAAATCTATTCTATCAATGAGATAAAAGCTACTAATAAAGATAATTTGAGTGATGTAGAAAAGATAGAAATGATAAAAGAAGAAAGAATTAAAGAAATACATGAAATAGATTATCTTGTTGATTTCATAGATTATGGGCTTTCTTTTGTGCAAGATGATAAATATAAAGAAATTATAGATTTAATTTATTTTAAGAAATTTAAAATAGAAGGTGTTGCTAATAAATTAGGGATAGATGAAAGTACTGTAAAAAGAAATAAAAGTTTATTAGTTGAGAAAATAGCTTCCAACTTATTTCAAAATGATATTTTGGATAAGCTAAACAAATTAATTCCTTAAAAAATTTGCACCTTTTTTGCACCCAATTTGCCCTTGTAACTGTTTTTAATCTAATATATAATGGTATCATGTTAGCAGCTTGAGGAAATAGGAATGTTTCCTCCTTAGGTCAAGTAGTTCAAGACTCTACTCTAAAAAAGTCTTGCCATATTGGGGATTAGCTCAGTTAGTTAGAGCGTTTGCCTGTTAAGCAAAATGTCATTGGTGCAAGTCCAATATCCCCAGCCATAATAATGTCAATACTCTCACAAATGTGGGAGTTTTTTATTTGTTTTTATAAACATTATATAATATAACAAATATTTATAATATCAAAATATATTTTAAAATACATAATTTAATAGTTATAGATTAATAATAAATTAAATATTAATTATTATATACACTAATATATATTTTATTATCAATAATATAAATAAAATTAAAATTATAAAATATTATAGATGATAAATTATATATGTTCTATTATAGAAATAATAAGTATTTTTAAATAAAAATATCAAATAATTTGATATTAAAAATTATTTAATATTAGAAATGAGGTGAAGTAGCATTGAAATTAAATGCAAGGCAAAAAGCTTTTTGCGAGTTTTATGTAGCTAGTGGAAATGCTACTGATGCTGCAATAAAAGCTGGATATAGTAAAAGAACTGCAAAAAGTATAGGACAAAGATTGTTGACTTTTGTTGACATAAAAAATTATATTGATGAGCTTATGCAAAAATTAGAATCTGAAAGAATAGCTACTGCTGAAGAAGTTTTACAGAATTTAACTGCAATGATGAGAGGAGAAATACAAGAAGAAATTATAGTAGTTGAGGGTGAAGGTGATGGAGTTTCTTCTGCAAGAATAATGAAAAAGCAAGTATCGGCTAAGGAAAGAATAAAAGCTGCAGAACTCTTAGGAAAAAGACATGCTTTATTCACTGATAAAACTAAGATTGAAGGGACTTTGCCAGTTATGATTGTTGGTGAAGATGATTTAGATGAGTAAATTTATAAAGATAAGTTTACCTCAAATCGTTGGGAAAGGCTATAAATTGTTTTGGAACTTCAAGGGTAGGTATAAGGTAGTTAAAGGGTCAAGAGCTTCAAAAAAGAGCAAGACAACAGCTCTATGGATAATCTATAACATGATGAAATATAAGAATGCTAATACTCTTGTTGTAAGAAAAGTTTTTAGAACTTTAAAA